TTCTTCAGCGGTCTGGCCTCCGGTGCGACCACGATCTACGTCACCCCAGGCGAAGGCCTGTAAGCCATGCGCAGACACGCGAAGTCACCGGCAAGGTGACAAAAGCTCTTGAGCAGCCGAACAAGCTGTCGCCTTCAGTTGTCTTGAACAACCTAGTCCAATGACCAGACTAATCCTCGATGTACTCGATGCTTTTGACCCTTCTGGAGATCATGTTTAATGGATCAAATGCTTATCAATTCCCTCATAGCAGGGGCAGGGGGGTTGGTTAGTTTCTTACTCAAGAGAATCTATGATGCACTCCAAGACTTACAACATAGAGATGATCAGATAAACAACAAGATCAATCAGATTGAGGTTTTGCTGGCTGGACAGTACGTTAACAGGGCTAGCTTTGATAGTTCGATGCACCTGATATTTAATAAACTGGATGCCATCAGTGAGAAACTGAATAACAAGGTTGACCGATGAATGCGTTTTACAAGGGACTGAATCAAGCATTAGGGCTGGTTTGTATCTTTAGCTTAGTGTTTGCACTTGGCCCTGAGATTGACAGTCGATTCTTTCCAGTGTTGGTTGACTTTGATGCCAGAGTTGTTGACCACAAGGTTGATGCAGTTATTGTTGCAGGCACTTTGAGAAAAGTTAGAAACTGTGAGTACATACACCCTTGGACAGCAAGAACACTTAGCGGCAGATCACTAAGAGTTGAGATTCAAGATTCAGACAAACCCAACTGGGCAACTGGAAATGTTTCGTTTGCACCACTAATAGTTTATGGTGCTGGACAAGAGCAGTTTGAGGTATTTGCACAACACCGTTGTCACCCATTATGGGTAGTTAATTCTCACCTTGGCATTGTTAAGTAATATGCTATAGTGCAAACTGTATCGGCCCAGTAGACCGAGGAACTGAAAGGTTCAATGATGATTGAAGAAACCTTAGCGGAAGTTGACTCCGCGCCAGCACCAGAAGAGACGGCCTCTCCTGAAAGTGCAATTATCGCGCCGGAAGTAGTCGAACCAGAGCAAGAGCAAACGCCAGAGGACAAGAAATTCTCCCAGGCTGAACTCGATGCAATGATCGGCAAACGCCTCGCAAGAGAGCAACGGAAATGGGAACGTGAACAGCAGGCCAAACAAGCGGAAGCGCAAGTTAGGTCTAGACCGCCAGCGGATGTACCGCCAGTGGACCAGTTCGAGACGCCCGAAGCCTATGCGGAAGCACTGGCCGAGAAACGCGCTCAAGAGCTAGTCTCGCAACGGGATTCTGCCAAGCGTAATGCGGAGATCATGGAAGCCTATGCCGACAAGGAAGAAGAGGTTCGTGGTAAGTACGATGACTTTGACCAAGTAGCGTACAACCCTCAACTTCGGATAACTGACGTCATGGCTGAGACGATCCGCACCTCGGATTTAGGACCAGAGTTGGCTTACCACCTCGGAACTAACCCCAAGGAAGCTGAACGCATATCCAAACTGACGCCCTATATGCAGGCGAAGGAAATCGGTAGGATTGAGGCTAAATTAGCCGATGCCCCGCCGGTGAAGAAAACCTCGTCGGCGCCTGCGCCGATTAGTCCCGTAAGTGCGAGAAAGTCTTCTAATTCAAGTATCGTAGATACCACTGACCCAAGGGCTGCAAAGACCATGAGTGATTCAGAATGGATTGAAGCTGACCGCAGGCGCGAGATGGCTAAGATGCAGGCGCTTCGCAACCGCTAACTAAGGACTTTTATCATGCCTAATTCAATCTTGACAATTGACATGATCACTCGTAAGGCGCTCTCAATTCTTGAGAACAACTTGGTGATCTCCCGCAACGTGAACCGTCAGTACGACGACAGCTTCGCTGTCAGTGGTGCCAAGATCGGCTCAACTCTGCGTATCCGCTTGCCTGACCGCGCTCTGGTCACTGACGGTGCCACCCTGACAGTTCAGGACGACAACGAACAGCACACCACTCTGACGGTTTCCAGCCAAAAGCATATCGGCATCAACTTCACGTCTGCCGAATTGACGATGCAACTGGATGACTTCGCAGAGCGTGTTCTCAAGCCTCGCGTGAGCCAATTGGCATCTTCGGTTGACGCCGATGTTGCTAACGCTTACAAGACCATTGGTAACACTGTGGGCACCCCAGGCGCTGATCCAGCTACTGCTCTCGTTCTGTTGCAAGCGCACCAGAAACTCAACGAGAACGCTGCCGGTATGATGCCTCGCTACGCCACTGTGAACCCTGCTGCTAACGCTGGCTTGGTTGATGGCTTGAAAGGTTTGTTTAACCCTGGTGACACCATCAGCCGCCAATTCAAGAACGGCATGATGGGCGAAGGCGTGTTGGGCTACGAAGAGATCAACATGAGCCAATCCATCAAGGTGCATACCTGCGGTACTCGTGACGCCACTGGCGGTACGACTTCTGCTGCTGTGACGGTTGAAGGTGCTACCTCCATCCTGATCACTGGCGCTGGTAATGCTGACACTATTGCTATTGGTGACGTGTTCACTGTGGCCGACTGCTATGCTGTGAATCCGCAAACCCGTGAAACCACTGGTTCGCTGTTCCAGTTTGTGGCTCTGTCTGCTGTGACCCTCGACGGCTCTGGCGCTGGTACTGTCACTGTTGCTCCGATGTACTCCGCTTCTCAAGCGTTGGCCACCGTTGCTGCGCTGCCAGGTAGCGGCAAGGCTATTGTGTTTGTCGGTGCCACTGGCGGTCAGTACGCCCAGAACATGGTCTATCACAAGGACGCCATCACTTTGGCTACTGCTGACTTGATCATGCCTCAAGGTGTTGATATGGCCTCGCGTGCCGTTCACAATGGTTTGAGCCTGCGTGTTGTTCGTCAGTACGACATCAACAACGACCGTATGCCCTGCCGTATTGACGTGCTCTACGGTTACAGCACAATCCGTCCTGAGATGGCTTGCCGTATCTGGGGCTAATCCTCAGAGTAACGGAAACGGGGCTTCGGCCCCGTTTTTACATAAAGGTTTTAAATGAACATTGTACTAACCCACCCCAAACACGGCGCTAAGATTGCAATATCTGAAGTAGAAGCAAAACAAGATGAAATGATTGGCTGGGTACGCTATACTGCGCCTACGCCTGTGGTAGAACCAGAAGCGGCACCGAAGCGTAAATATGCGCGTCGAGTTGTTGAACAACCCATCGAACAGCCCATCAGCAACGCTTTGCTGGCAAGCGACGAATCCGAAGGAGAGTAATCATGGCCACTGCTGGCGACCAAATATCGAGGGCGCTACGCCTATTAGGTGTTCTTGCCGAGGGGGAATCCCCGTCAGCGGATACAGCCAATGATGCTCTGACCGCGCTAAATCAGATGATTGACTCGTGGTCAATCGAGCGTCTATCTGTCTACTCAACTCAAGACCAAACCTTCACTTGGCCAGCCAATGAGGTCGTACAGACTCTAGGCCCGTCAGGTGACTTTGTTGGCAACCGGCCTGTCCTGTTGAGCGACTCATCCTACTTCGTGGTCAACGGCGTGTCATACGGCATCAAGCTGGTCAATGAGGAAGAGTACAACAGCATCGCTGTGAAGTCTGTGACCTCCACCATGCCGCAGGTCATGTATGTCAATATGACCTACCCTGATGTCGCTATGCGGGTTTACCCTATACCGACTCAGGCTATCGAGTTCCATTTCATCTCGGTGCAAGAGTTGTCGCAGCCAGCACTACAGGCTACCGAGTTGTACTTCCCGCCAGGTTATTTACGAGCATTCACCTACAACTTGGCCTGCGAGATCGCGCCTGAGTTCGGTGAAGAGCCATCGCCTGGTGTGCAGCGCATCGCTATGACATCAAAGCGTAACCTCAAGCGTGTCAACAATCCAGATGATGTGATGAGTATTCCGTATGCGATGGTGTCGTCGCGTAGGCGCTTCAATGTGTACAGTGGGAACTACTGATGAAAACGCCTATCCTCGGATCATCGTATGTGACCCGTAGCGTTAACGCGGCTGACAACCGGATGGTCAATCTGTTCCCAGAGATCATCCCCGAAGGTGGCAAAGAGCCTGCGTTTTTGAACCGTGCGCCAGGGCTGCGTAACGTGGTCACTGTCGGCGCTGGACCCATCCGTGGTCTGTGGGCGTTTGGTGACTATATGTATGTCGTCAGCCGTGACAGGCTCTACAAGGTGGACTCCAGCTACACCGTCACCATGCTCGGCACGATTGCCAACACGGGTCCGGTCAGCATGTCCGACAACGGCACACAGTTGTTCATTGCCGCTAACGGGCCAAGCTACATCTACAACGCCACCACAAACGTGTTTGCAGCCATCACAGACCCTGATTTCACAGGGGCTGGTACGGTAGGCTACCTAGACGGTTATTTCGTCTACAACGAGCCTAATAGCCAAACGATCTGGGTGACTCAACTGCTGGACGGCACATCAGTCGATCCACTTGATTTCGCCAGTGCCGAGGGCGCTCCAGACGGTGTGGTTGGCCTTATCATCGACCACCGTGAACTGTGGGTGTTTGGCACCAACTCAGTCGAGGTCTGGTACAACTCAGGCGATGTGGACTTCCCACTGTCGCGCATCCAAGGTGCCTTCAACGAGATTGGCTGCATAGCCCCCTACTCGATCACCAAGGCTGACAACGGCATCTTCTGGCTGGGCAAGGACGCTCGTGGCCAAGGTATGGTCTACCGCGCCAACGGCTACACGGGTCAGCGCATCAGCACACACGCTGTCGAGTGGCAGATACAGCAGTACACCAACCTCGAAGACGCTATCGGCTACACCTACCAGCAAGAGGGCCACACCTTCTATGTGCTGGTGTTCCCGACTGCCAACACCACTTGGGTGTACGATATGTCTACCCAAGCGTGGCATGAACGCGCTGGTCTGGTTGATGGTGAGTTCACCCGTCACCGTAGCAACTGCCAAGTCGCCTTCAACAACGAGGTCATTGTTGGTGACTTTGAGAACGGCAACTGCTACGCACTTGACTTGTTTATCTACGCCGATAACGGCGCAACCCAGAAGTGGCTCCGCTCGTGGAGGGCGCTGCCTACTGGTCAGAACAACCACAAGCGCACGATCCACCACAGCCTGCAACTCGACTGTGAAATGGGTGTGGGCTTGGTCACGGGCCAAGGCTCGGACCCGCAGGTCATGCTGCGCTGGAGTGATGACGGAGGCCACACATGGTCAAACGAACACTGGACAAGCCTGGGCAAGATCGGTGAGTTCTACCGCCCTGCTATCTGGTGGCGTCTAGGGGCCACGATGAAGCTGCGTGACCGCGTCTATGAGGTCAGCGGTACTGACCCCGTGAAGATTGCCATCATGGGCGCTGAACTCTCGCTGACACCGACAAATGCTTAACGTCCCCATCACGCAGCCCCGTGTTCCTCTCATTGATTCGAGGACTGGGAACATCTCGCGTGAGTGGTATCAGTTCTTTCTGTCGCTCTATACAGTTACAGGCTCTGCTACGGGTATAACAGCCGTGGCCAACGGCGGCACAGGGCTGTCCACCATACCAACAAACGGGCAACTGCTGATTGGCAATGGGTCAGGCTACACCCTTCGCACCCTGACCGCAGGCACTGGTGTCACGATCACCAACACTGCTGGCGCAATCAGTATCAGTATCACTGCTGACAGTATTGTCACAAAGACATCCGACTATACGGCCACAGCAACCGACTACACGATTCTGTGCGATGCCTCTGGTGGTGATCTAACAATTACACTGCCGAGTGCAGCCAGCATTCCAGCGCATATCTATAACGTCAAGAAGATTGATTCTTCTGACAATTTGGTTACTATTGCGTCAGTAAGCACAATAGACTCTGAGGCATCCGTCTCGACATATATTCAGTGGACAAATATTGCGCTTCAATCTAACGGTACAAACTGGTTTATTCTATGAGCTACATTCCTTCAGTACCCGATAAAATCGCATTCAGTACATCTGCCTTACTTGGCAGTGGTGCAACCTATTCATCTGGTGTTCTGAGTCTTATTGGCTATACACAGGTTCAGACT